ACTATTGCTGCTCCACCATACAAGTATCCACCTTCAGCAAGCATTGGAATCTTAGGAATACTTATTCCGAATTTCTTTCCTCCAAATCCTGGTACCCAACTTGGTATTTTGATATTGATTCGACTAAGCCCTCCGATGACGGCATTAATCATTCTAATAATTGAGTTCAATGGGGTTTTAAGAACTGTGCTCAATCCACTCATAATGTTCTTAAAGATGTTCTTAACTGCTTCCCAAGCACCTTTCCAGTTGCCAGTAAAAACATTCTTCACAAAGTCAATTATTCCCTGGAATATGCTAATGACATTCCCAAAAATGGATCCTATTGATGTCAGCAAACCACCTGCAACCTTTAAAATACCATTTACCATACCACCAAATACATTCGCAACAACATTGAAAATTGCTGTCAAGACTGGTCCAAATATCTTTATGAACCAATCTACTATCGGTTTGATTGAATTCCAAAGTCTTGTCATATTCACAACGATAACGCCTACAAATTTCACCCAGTTATCCCACAAGGGTTTTATCCCCTCTTCCCAAATACTAAGCATGACCGCCTTCATCGTTTCAAAAATAGGCTTAATAATAGTGGACCACGCAATATTTATGGTTTCTTTTATCCCTTCCCATGCTCTAGTAAGTACAGATCTAAAAATCTCATTATTTTCCCATAACTGTTTAATCGCCACTGCTACAAGAGCAAATATGGCAATGGCTGCTGCGATAGGTGCTAATATTGATGTAAATGCAGTAGATAGTCCTGTAAGTCCTCCTACTCCTCCAGCGCCAGATAACTTCGTAACAAGTGCAATAATACTACTAGCTGAGCTGGCTAATGTCCCAAATATTATAAGGAGTGGCCCGATAGCTGCTACAACACCAATGATTGCTACAATGATGCCTTTAGTTCTCTGATCCAATCCTGAAAACCATTGAACTAATTCTGTGACCTTTTGAATAAGTGGGGTCATTATGGGAAGCAATACCTGCCCAAGCTCCGTCCCTACCTGTTTCAGTGATTCAGCGAGTATACGTTGAGAGTTTGCATATCCATCAGAAGTCCTGGCAAAGTCTCCGGAAGCATTATTAGTTTTCTCCATAACATATGAATATCGAAGCTGAACCTTTTCCGCTTCCGTCATCTCTTTATATGCTTTCTCCATACCTTGCTGAAGCGCAAATTGCTCTAGATTTGCTTGAGTCATTACAACCCCTAGCTTCTTGAGAGATTCAGTCTCACCTGTATAGACCGCATTTAAAGCAGTATTTGCTACATCAATTTTGATGTTCTTAAATGATGCAAGATCAGCAGCTCTTTTCGTAAGCTCCATACCCATTTCAGCAGCTTTCTCAGTAGGTATTTCCATAGAAGTCCCCATATCACCATATGTGGACACCATATCGAGAGCAGTTTGCTGTGCAAGTCCCATACTCTCAATTGATGATTCAGACCAATCAATAACAGTTTTCGCACTCTTATCAAATACCACTTCTGTCTTAGACATCGTTTCTTCAAGGTCTGAAGCCATATCTGTGACTTTTAAACCACCTGCAACAGCTCCAGCCGTGAATATTGACATCTTCTTACCCGCATTGGTACTTGCTTTACCAATCTTATCCAAGTCTTTAGAAATGTCGTCCCAGTTCGCTGTTTTCATTTTCTTTGTGACTTCATCTATAGATTTTCCGTACTCTTCCATCTGCCTTCTGGCATTATTGAGTTCGGTCCTCTTTTTCTGGATTGCAGTTTCATTTCTATTCTCTGCTGATTCTAAGGCTCTAAGTTCATCCTCAAGAACCTTTACTTTATCACCATAGTTGTCATACGCATCTCGCACAAATTGCAATCTAAGGTTTAATTTATCGTACGTGGAGGTATTCTTATCTAATTGAGACTTTTCCAGTTGGTATGCTGAAGTCAGTTCCTTCATATCATCCGTAATTGCCTTCAAAGTCTTTCTAAACTCGACTTGACCATCAGATGTAAATTCCAGACCTACTCTTTTTAAATCACTGGCCATATTCTCAACCTCCTTGTATTTTATTGTATTCCTCAATCATCTCAAGAAAATCAAAAGGGTTAATCCACCAGAAATCAGACTCTGTAAGTCCGATCTGATATGCACTAACCCTTAGTTTATTGAAGTTCACTTCTTCTTGGATGAGGGACATACCTTTTTTTTTGAAACATTCTCTTCTTTCTTCTTCTGCTCTTCAAGTAGTTCTACTGAAGCCTTAATCAAATCCTCATTTATGAGAAAGTCAACTTCTTCAATATCACATGGGTATCTTGAACCATTAAGAACAGCGCAGATGACTTTACTGAGACTATCAAGATACAATTGAGTATCTTCATCATCAAACTCCATTACATCTGCATTGTCTCCATATTTTCCACTGATCTCCTCAAGTTTGTGGACATCACTCTTCAAGCCCACCATTTCTTTTGAAGTTTTGAACGAATAGAAAAGCTCCACCTTATCTCCATTAGCCAATGTTACTCTTTTCATATCGCTCCTCCTATGGTGTTACAGCTGGCATAGTTCCAGGTGAGTGAACAACCTGCGTAAAGAATAGTTCCTCTGTCAGACCTTCAGGAAATGCAGTCATTTCACTGTCGACATACACATTCGTGTTACCTGCTGCATCAAATGGTAATGCGCTGATTGTCAGGGAATCATTCTGTTCTGCAGGCGAGGACTCTGATGTTGATGTTTCGTCAGACTTCGTAATCAGCTGACACTTCGGGAACCACTGATATCTGAAATGACCACCTGTCTTAATAACCACTTTCCCAAAAGCGAAGTAAGGCTTTGTCTTTGCTCCACCTGATAAAACAAGTCCACTTACATCAATGGTTTCACCCTTCATTTTCGCAACATCATCTGGATCAAACGCTACAACTTCTACTTCAATTTCATCTGAAGATCTGAGTGTGGGGGTATCATACACTTTCCCTGAAGCATATATCGGTTCTGATTCTTCATTTTCTGTAGTACTGATGGTTTTTACAACCTCTGATTTTGTAGGTGCACCTGCAAAAGTCATATCTTCAATATCAGTAGCAAAATCATAGTACAATGCGCCTACCGTCTGTTTTCTGGCAGGTTTCTTATTTGTAATTGCCATTGTTAATTACCTCCTAGTTTCAAGTATTTGATCATCTTTTCCTGGTATTTATTCTTATTCCTGTTCCATGTAGGCTTTAAGTGAGGCTTTGCTGACATTTTCGAGGAACCGTGTTCCAAAATCGGGCCATAGTATTTTTTCCATCCAACTCTAACCTTCGTTCCTGATTTCAGATCATCTTTCCAAGTTGACACCGTATCTAATATATGAGTATATCCGCTTGTGGAGATTTGAGAACGTGGCTTTGGTAATCTGCTGATATCCTTTGCCAGCTCTTCTGCTCCTATCTCTAACGTTCTCTCAACTTGATTGTCATCAGTTTGATTCAAGATCTCTGCAAGCTCATCAGCTAAATCATTTACTCCGCCAAGGAAACTTTTATCCACGCTCACATTGAACCCCCACATAATAGTGGAATATCCTGTCATTTTCATTGAATTCCACGTATATCTCAGGGCTAAAACCATACTGAATCAGGACATTTTCTAACTCATCCACTTTAGGTTCATCAGGTATCAATGAAAATACGGATACCTGGACCATCTCGTCTTTGTTATATGTTTTCCCAGAAGCCCTCGTTCCGCCTCTCACATATCCCCAATATAACGCTCTAGGGAATGTATCCAGATCACTTTCTCTGAAGGACCATTCTCTTAGATTTGGAAATATTGACTTAATAATGATTGATAGCTCTTTCTTCGTCATTCCTACTCCACCTCCAAGATATGGCTCTCGGTGTAATTTGACATTGTTATATCTGTTTCTAAGAATCCTGAGGAATTCAAAGCTGTTACTGCATTCTCCACCTTATAGACCTGATCTCCAATCTTTATATACTGATTCTCAGTTATTCTCATCGGTCTTGTCCTGATTTTTCTTGTCACTTCAATTCCTGAAGCTTTGTATGCATTTTTAGTCCCATCAAAGACTTGAAGCTCTGTGTAAGAGATGCCTGCTTTAACCTTTTTTAGCTTAGCTATCGAGTAATCCTCATCTCCATAATCGATCACGTAGATACTAAATCTGCCATCCAGATATACAGGCAGCTTCTTATTCGCTTTTAAAATTCTCAATCTGAAGCCCCCTTAGATCTCCCTGGTAATTAACGTAAAACTCGTCTAGAACGCCATAAACGGCATACTTTGCATAGTTGATCACATATGATCTTGCAGATAAATTTTCATCGATATCGAATTCTCCAATCTTTGTTTTTAAATAAAAGGCACCATTTTTCAGGTGCCTCTTTAATCTTGCTATTACTCTAGAATCTTCTACATTAGAAGTATCAAGCATCCACTGAAGCTCATCCTCTAACTCTAGTTCAAGGTTATTTAGTTGTTCTTCAGTCATGTTGTCCCTCCTATACTACTTCCTGAGTTTCAACAATCCCTTCAACTGTAACAGGCTGTACAAATGGAGTCAGATTCGTGATGTCAAATACGATAGACATATTATCATTCACAATCCTTCCATTTCCATATGCAACTGTTCTGTATGTTCTCAGGTGGTCAAGGAACTTGAAGTCATCAGAGTACTGGATACCGACTTTTGTAAGCCCCATCTGATAAGACTCAGGAAGGAACGCCACCATCTTGTTTGCTGGAACATGAGCACTCTCAATAAGCTCCACGTTGATATATGAGAGGATGGACTGATAGGTGCCATTCACAAACACTGTAGATGCAGGAATAACCTTTCCAAGCTTATCTGCGGGATTAACAACAAGTAGGACCTTGCCAAGTTTCCTTTTGCCGCTGTTAGTTAATGGAATCAGTTTTGGGGCAAACTCTTCAGGCTTAAAGGAACTCAGGGCGACTGTGGATTTATCTGGATGAACCCCATCCACTGCACCTGTCAGAGACTTTGTAAGTCCGATGGGACCAGTAGAACCATCGCCTACTACTCCACCCTCTTCGATTCCGTCTTCAAGCACTTCAACAAGAACTGTTCTCACGTATCTGTCTATCCACTCTGCTCCAAGCTCAAGAATTGCTGTTGGTACATACATGAATCCAGAAAGCTTGTGAGCTTCCACATCAAATCCTTTAATTGTAGCGCTGATTTCGGAAGTGATTGCAGCTGTTAGTTCTCCCCATACAGCCTTACCTGTGTATTCTGATGTAATGAACTTATTAACACCAGCAGGAACCGTCTTGAAGTACTTCAGAAGATCATGATTTGTTTTGATCTCTTCAAAAACATAGTTTGTAGTCGTTTCGGGGAAGATATTTACATCTTCAATCGTCATAGCCTGCTGTGTCCTTGGGAATGCCTTCTCATAGAATTTCTTCTCTTCAGCTGTAAGGGTTCTTAACCCCATCTTTGTCGCATTCTCCTTATTAGCCTGAAGTTCATTGAAATCAGACTTGTACTGATTAACGATTTCAGAAGAATTTGCTTCAATTAGCTGATGCATTGCGTGTACGATCTTTTCAGATTTCTCAGAAGCAGTCGCTTCTTCAATATTCTTTACCAGTTCAAGGTATTTTTCATTTTTCTCTAAGTTTATCATTCTCATTTACCTCCATAATATAAATCCCATTCGGATTTCGCGATTGGTTCAGCGGCTGCAGTTGTTCTGAGTTCTTCATTTTCTCTTTCAAGTTGTTTTAACCTGTGAATTGTTGAGTGTAGTGTCTTCGCTTCAATTGTTTGCTTTGCCTTTTGTTCAGCTTTGCTTGTTGCTACTCCCCACTCTATTGCTTCATCAGCGGTAATCCATGTCTCTTTATCCATAAGTTCTTTGATCTCTTCGGATGTTAGCTTGGATGATTGACTGTATATCTCAACAGATGACTCAGCCATCTTTCTGAGATCCGCTGCAGCCTTTTCCAGTTCATTAGCATTTCCCGCTGTATGAACCCATGGATTATGCCACATCAGCAGTGAGCCTGTATTCATAACTCTATGCTTTCCAGCCATGAATATAACGGAAGCGATAGAACAGGCAAAACCATCATTGATCGTTGTGACCTCTTTATCGCTTGATTTAAGCACGTTATAAATCGCAAGACCTTCTGCTACCTCTCCACCATATGAATTGATATGAACCTCGATTTCAGGTGTCTCGACCGCATCTAGTTCACTCTTGAAAGAGTGTGATGAAACATCATTCTCAAACCACCTCCAAGAAGCGATGTCTCCATAGATACTTATCTCTGTTTTCTGGTCATTGACTTTTTTAAACTGGAAATATGGTTTATCTGATGGTTCCTGCAAAACACCACTTCTTATGTTTGATGCATCAATACTTGCTATACTCATCATTACTTTTCTATTCATCTTTCTTCTCACCCCCTTTCAATTCTTGCTCGGTAGTATAATTCTTAGACCAGTGCCTTTCGTCGGCACCGTCATCTGAAGTTGGAAGCATATTGAATATTTCACGTAGTTCGTTGTGGGTAAATCCAATTCCATAGAGCTTTTCAAGCGCTACAGAACTATCTAAGATATCCCTATGATTTATTTTCGTGGCATCGATGAAGATCTGCTCTCCTCTTAGGTATGCCTCCTTACGAATCAGCTTTGCATTAAGTTCATCGCCTATGAGCTCCAGGAATACTTCTATCCCTGTAGTGATCCAGTCATTCATTGCATTTGATTTTTCGGTCGTCTTTCCAAGGAATATATCAATTGGAATATTCATACCGATGGCTACCGATTCCATAGTGGCATTTAAAGTCTTGAGAATATCTTCAGCATTCTGTCCTGTTGCCTTACCTATTTCTTCAAGTTCTTCTCCCGACTGAAGTGGTACTATTGCATTAGGACTTGAAAACACCTTCTCAAATAACTTTTCAACATAAAGCTGAGCTTTTGTTTTAATCTCTGTATTTTCTTCCTCTGCAGGAGCAGCTCCTATTCCGGTTCTTGCTACAGATGTACCTGAATGAAATACCAGCTTCTTACCATTATTCTGTTTGAAGTGATTTACCGCTGCATCCATAATGCTACTCATTTCAGAGTAAAAACTCCTCATGGTATCGCTTATTGTCATATTCTCAATGGTGAGATAGATCACATCACCCATAAGA